GTACGTCGCTATAACCTTACTTAATAAGTAAGTAACTAAGTCGCTGGGAGTGGGGCGCAGCCCTTGCCTCACTCCCAGTCTTTAGAAAGGATTACAAATGTCATTATGTACAGTTGCTGAACTAAAAAGCGTATTAGGTGTCGGAAGTTTATATTCAGACGCAACGCTTCAAGAAGTATGCGACGCAGCAGATAATGTAATTCTTCCTATGTTATGGAACAACTCACAATGGGTTGTAGCACACGGAAACACAGGCACAACAGGAACACTTTATTTTGATGTCCCAGTGCAAGAAATTTTTTATGTTGGACAGAGCGTAGTTATTGCTAATTGTGGAACTAAGTACAATGGCACTAAAACAATTACTGGTGTTGGAGAGTATTCTTTTAATGTAACAACAACTCACACTAGCGATAATCCACGTCATCCAATTGAACCTTTTGGTTCAGCAACTGGTGAAAGTTATATTGATTGGACATTAGACGCAGCAGTTCAACAAGCAGCAACAATGATTTCAGTTGATATTTGGCAAGCACGTCAGGCCAGCAATTCAGGTGGAGTGTCACCAGATTTTTCTCCATCGCCTTATAGAATGGGAAATACTTTGCTTGCGCGTGTACGCGGTTTGTTAGCACACGCCATTAGTCCAAATTCAATGGTGGGATAATGCCAACAGCATTAACAACTCTCAGAACAACAATTGCAACTGCATTAGTTGATAATTCTTTATACCAAGTTTTTGCGTTTCCACCTGCAACGGTTTTAGCCAACTCAGTTATCGTTGCGCCAGATGACCCATATTTAGAACCAAACAATAATCAGCACAACACGATTGCACCAACAGCACGCTTCAAAATCGTTATCGTTGTGCCTCTCCTCGATAACGAGGGAAATCTCAATGGAATTGAAACAGCCTTAGTTGGCGTGTTCAATAAACTCGCAGCATCCTCATTGACGTATAATGTGGGAGCAGTAAGCCAGCCAAGCGTTTTAAACGTGGACTCTGGCTCAATGCTTACATGTGAGATGTCACTATCCGTACTAACAACCTGGAGTTAATATGTCCGAATGGGAAAAAGAGAACGAGGCCTTCCTGAAGAAAATCGGGCAGGTAACACCAGCAGCACCAAAACCAGCATCTACAAAGAAAGAAGAGGAATAACCTAAATGGCTGTATTTCTAAATAACAAGGTCGGCGTTAAGGTTAATTCCGTTGACCTTTCTGACCATGTAACATCTGTAACACTTAATCGTCAGTTCGATGAACTAGATGTAACTGCAATGGGAGATGGCAGCAGAAAGGCCGTGAAGGGCCTGGAGTCATCTTCTGTAACAATTGATTTTCTAAATGACACAGCAGCAGCAAATGTTCTTGCAACATTGCAGTCAGCATGGGGAACAACTGTTACTCTAGTTCTACTTCAGGACAAGAGTGCAGCAGTATCGGCAACCAACGTTTTGTACACAATGTCAGTGCTTGTAAATGGCACTCAAGACATTAATGGTGCAACAGGCGATATTGGTTCTCAATCAGTAACTTGGAACTGTAACTCAACAGTTGCAATAACTACATCAGGCACATTCTAAAAATAAACTAAGGGGCAAAAAATGGCAAAGTTAAAAGTAACAAGGGCAGATGGTTCAGTTGGAGAATATCCAATTACTCCATTGGTGCAGTACGGTTTTGAGATTTACGCTAAAAAAGGATTCCATAAAGCGTTTCTTGAGGACCAGAAGCAAAGCGATATCTTTTGGTTAGCCTGGGAATGTATCAGACGTCAGGGTGAGACTGTTCCCATGTTTGGAGAAAAGTTTATTGAAACTTTAATTAACGTTGAAGTTCTCGATGACGATTCCCCGAACTAGGGCGCGATTCCATCACCTTCTTCATTGCTAAACTTAGCGTGAGGCTGGGAATTGCGCCACAACAATTGCTAGAACTGGAAGATGTAATGTTGCAGAACCTAATTAAGGTTCTCAAAGATGAAGCGAAGGAGATGCGAGATGCCAACAGAAGTCGTGGGCGCACTCGCACTTCGTAAGGCGTTACGAAATTACGCACCTGATTTATCTACTGAACTTCGCAAAGAAGTTGCTGCTGCACTAAAACCTGTTGTTTTACGCGCTCGCGGTTTTATCCCAAGTGAATCAAGCATCATGAGTGGCTGGCAACGTCGTTCATTTTCTGAAGCAAAGTTTCCTATGTATGACGCAAATGTCATTCGCAAGGGCATTAGTTACAAAACCAGTCCTAGCCGCGCTAATAAACGTGGTTTCACATCCTTGGCATCGATTGAAAACAAATCAGCCTTGGGTGCAATTATCGAAACTGCTGGACGTAAGAACCCAGGCGGTCAACCTTGGGTTGGTCCTGGCAAGAGTGTTGCACAAAAGCGTTATTCTCATTCTGTTAATCCAGGAGCAGGTGCGCAGTTTAATAAAAACCTTGGTCCAATCTACGGTAAAAAGAAAACATCTGGCATTGGTGATAAGCGTGGTCGTTTAATTTATCGCGCTTGGGATGAAACAAATGGCAAGGTTCTTGCAGCGTACTTTAAGGCAGTGCAGAACACAACCGCCAAGTTTAACAAACGGACTTCAATTGTAGATGTAAAGAGAGCCGCTTAATATGGATACATCAAAAATAGCCATTCAAATTGCCTCAGAGTTTACAGGTTCTAAGGCTTTCAAGCAGGCTGAAACATCTACTGCAAAACTTCAGCGACAAGTTCAAAACCTTGGTCGCACCCTTGGAATTGCATTAGGTACTGTTGCAATTGTTAGGTTTGGAAAAGCCTCCGTTAAAGCATTTGCAGCAGATGACAATGCTGCACGTTCCCTAGGAAAGACATTAGAAAACCTTGGACTGAATACTCGTTACGCAGGTGATGCTCTTAATGGGTACATTTCACGTCTTGAAAAACAAACAGGTGTTCTTGATGACGAACTTCGTCCTGCAATGGACCGTATGCTTCGCGCCACTGGCTCACTTACTAAATCGCAGGAACTGCTCGGTCTTGCATTAGATATTTCAGCAGGTACAGGTAAAGACCTGACTAGCGTTTCGCAAGCATTACAAAAGGCATACCTTGGAAATAATGTTTCACTTGGTCGTTTAGGTGTTGGTTTAAGTAAAGCAGAACTAACCAGCAGTTCATTCTTGGAGATTCAAGACAAACTGACAATGCTTTTTGCTGGTCAAGCAGTATCTGCTTCGAACTCCTATCAAGGTTCTTTGGACAAACTAACAGTTGCAAGCAATAATGCTAAAGAAGCAATTGGTAAAGGTTTAATCGATGCGCTTGGCATCCTTTCTGGTTCAAGCACCGTTGACCCTACCGTCAGTGCAATAGATAAGATTGCAAATAAGATTGCTGACCTGACCAGAGGAATTGCAAAGTTCCTTCGCATCTGGAAGGAAATGCTCACCAGTTTTGATTTGTTTATTCCAGCAGGCGGATATGGCAACCCTGGCATGGGTAATATGTCAATGACCTTATCTGGTCAAACAGAAAACGCTTTAGGCAAGCAACAGCGTCTAGCAATAGAGAACCAAACAAAAAACACTAAGCAACTTCTTGCAACAGAAAAGGCTCGCCTTGCAAATCTTAAAAAGATTACTGCTGAGCAACAGAAGAAACTTGCCTTAGATAAGGCTTCAGCCTTCCTTAATCAGGCACAAAAACTATTTGACCAAGACCGTATTCAATTAGCAGCAGCCGCTATGAATAAGCAGACGGAAGAAGACAAAGTCCGTATTCGCTTAAAGACTGAAATCTTAGATTTAGAAGATGCAATTAATTCAGGCAACGTGGAGGGCGCTGCTAAGTTAGCAGTTGCCATCTCTAAAGATGCTGAACTTCTTGGCATGCTTCGCGGTGACATGATTAGACTGGGTGACGTTCCAAATCCATTTGCAGCATGGCTCACAACCCTGCAACTCATTGCTGCGCAGTTATTGGCTTTGGCGCAACTTCCATTAATGGGAAGCGGCCTTTTCAATATCTTTAGCGCACCGCCTGGTGCTTACTCAACAGGTGGAGGAACAGCAGGTGGCAACCTAGGTTCTGATGTTTATCAGTCAACCCTGACTGGTCAGGCACTTATTAACAAATTAGAAAAGAACGATTCCTTTGCAAAGATGGCAACAGGTGGCGTTGTTAATAAGGCAACAATGGCATTAATTGGTGAATCAGGCCCAGAAGCAGTTATTCCTCTTGACCGCATGGGCTCAATGGGCAACACAACAGTTATTGTTAACGTAAGCGGTTCTGTTACAACTGAACGTGACTTGGTATCTGCCATTACTCAAGGTATTTACAACAACCAGGCTTCTGGTACTCCAATCAATTATTCAACGGTGTACTAATGGCATTACCTGCAACGCCTATTGTAAAAATTAACCTTACCCAAGGTGCATCATTTGGTACTGTGATGGTTTTAGGCACTGGCCAATTAGGTTTTGCTGAACTCGGTACAGTTGTTCCAATTATTGTTGATGTTTCCGCTTCTGTTTTAAAGATTTCAACACGCAGAGAACGTAACCTTTTGCAAGATAAATACATTTCTGCAACTGCTGTTGTGCGCGTGAACGACCCA